CTTGGGTTACCAACGAATGCCTTAGTAACACGTTGATCAACCTTTTCAGCGAAACTTGCACCTAATTCAGAACCTAGGTTATTAGCTAGGTCAAATGCTGTTGTCCAGCCTAAGAATTTAGAGAACGCTGTTTGAGCAACTGCAGGAGTAGCAACAACCTCTTTGGCTGTGATACTTGCTTGTTGTTCGTAGATTCCGTATGGGTTAGAACCTTGATCGGTATAATCACCATAAGAAATAGGAGCCATTTTTGGCACCTTGTATGTATTACCCTGATTAGGCATTACTACGTTAGTCATATTGACTAGGCCTTGAGATTCGTGTAGAACCTGGATGGCGCTGTTTTGGATCGTTTTTTCAAACGCGGAACTTTCACCTGATGTTCCGCCAATAAAATAAGCCATTATTTTCTCCTTGTTTTAGTATTGCCTAACTTTTATCGATTAGACAATAGGCTTGTTAAATGTGACATTCATACCCTTTAAGGAGCGTCCGCCGATACCTTGGCTTTCTTTCCACTTTTTCCAACCTTCTAGGTCTGAGCTGGCATCTGGAATTTCGTCCTGATTACCTTGTAAGCCCATACCAAATTTGGAACCAGTGCCTGAACGTCCATCATCAGCACTCAATTTGGGTCTTTGTCGCAATATATCCTGTGCTAGGAAGTCCAGACCAACGGGGTCACCGTTTTTATCTAGTCTAGGGCCACCATTTGCACCTTTAACATAAAAGTTTCCATTGTCGTCATAATCAATTTGACTTTCAAATAAAGGAGTTGCGATATCTAACATGTTAGGATCGAAACCAACCTTTACGGCTGTCTCCTTGATCTGACTCTGCAGGGTAGTCTTGCGAACTGCTTGATCTTTCTGTTGTAGTTGTGACTGCAACCCTTGGATCATATTACGCAATTCAGCGATCTCACCCGTGCTGGAACCTTTGTCTGGCTTTCCGTTGCCACCGTTGCTCTTTAGGCTTTCAACAAACTTGATAGCATCTTTCGTTTTACTGAAATCAACGCCAGCAACCTTGCTAAGTGCTTGTAGAACTTCTTGTTGCCCGGATTTTCTGATAGCCCCTAAATTGGGAGTATCATTTTGGGGAACACTTGCTTGTGCTTGATCAACATTATTATTGACTGGTGCACTCGCTTGGCTATTCGTTGCCACCGTATTGTTTTTAACGTCCATTGTTAAATTTTCCTTTTTAGAGTTTAAGGGGATCAACCCCAGTCTGGCAAAATAACGCCTTTGCCAGCAAGCGATGAATTCTTTATCGGCCTATGCCCAACATGACCAGTTGACGAGCGATAGGATCGTTAGTTGTGACACCCTTGTCCTGTATCTCTCCACCGTAGATATTGTCCTGCATCTGATCTTTGATTTCACGTTCTGAAAGATCCTGGACATAATCTGTGGTATTGTCAGGCTGTGTTGTGTCGTAAACACCAATCTTGGCCAAATAGTCTGCGGCCTCTTCTGGTGGAGCGATCATCTTGATCACTTCTTTATCTATAATTGACTGTATGATGGGATTGGTTCCGCTTAATTGTTGGGCTGTTTGTAGAAGAGCCATGCGGAACTGTAGATCTTTGTCTTCGTAATCTGTTGTGTATTCAATGTTGCCAGACCACCATAGATCCATCCAGCGAGCCACTAGATTCATGATTTCTTGTTCCGCGGCTTCTATCTGGCGAGCACGTTGAGAGGCTTTACGGTGTAGGGCACGGCGTTCTTCAATGATTGAAATGCCAGTCTGTGGAGTCATCTTGGTGCTTCGTAGATTACCACGGCCCAAGAAGCCATCTAGGCGCTCAATTAGGCTGTCCTGTTGTTCACGGATCTGTTTGATGTCCTGTGTGGGGATATTGAACACTTCTACTTGATCTTTGTCGCCACGGATGATACCACCGCCACCAGCAGGAATACGAATGCCTGCGGCCGCACGTATCATTGGCTTGGAGAATCTGATTGAGTCATATGCTTCAGATTCTAATTTTAACAGTTCACGCTGGACATCCAGTGCTTCTGTTAGATCGCTCACTCCAAGGTCCGATCTGCGTTGGTCCTGACGTGCTTGGACCTGCACCACAGGAATAGGAATGCCCATGGGTAGTGTATATGTTGATTCTGGGGATATCTGCTGATCTAGATTCTGTAGATCACCTTCTTTGATGATATATCTTTCACAGTAGGTAGGATTAGCCTTGTCACCACAATACCAAATCTTGATGATAGTGCATTCAAAATCTTGATATTCAATGACCTTTAGGTATTCAAAATAGTCGCGGCCACCTTGGGTATATATGGTCCAATCAATGACGTTTTCTGCCGCACAATATGAAAGATAAGGACGGTTATATTTGCTCTGCTCTGCTGGCAAGTCAACGAAACACCAAGCCCAACCTTCAATGCCACACATGGTAGCTAGGATTTCCATAACAGCGTCAAATGAGTTGCCATTTAGGTCAGCATCATCGAGGAAAGCTTCAAACCACTCTTGTTCACCTGCATCTGCAAATGTTTTGGTTAGGAAACCAGGATTTCTTGTTGGAGGATTTTCAAACACTGTGTCAACGATCTCATCTACGATGGCCTTGCATATAGGCAGGGCGGCCACGTTGATCAGTTTGTCACGGAATAGAGCCGCATCCTCACTTGGACGTTTTACTAAGACAGCGTTTTTAAATGCAGGGCCGCCTTCGTATCCTGCTCTCAATGACTGCATCTGTGGGATAATGGCATGCATTAACGCACTTGGCTGGATGAGTTCGCGAACTGTTAGAGGCATGAATATAAGGTTCCTTAACGTGTAATTATGTGATATTTATAGGGGATGTTATTTTTCTGGCTAATTACATCCAGGATTCCTCTGTTTCAGGGAAGAAATTTTGTTTGATCAAACTTTCAATCGTAGGCATACCATCTACTCTTGAACGTGCATTAGGATCTTTCATATATTCCTGTCCTGGCTCTTCAACAGCATGGAAATCACCATCAATATATTCAGGTAGTGTAGGCTGTTCATGCGTCATTGGGAATAGGTGATGAATACCATAACGGAGGCAGTCACCTAGGCCGTCTATGTGCATGTATTTGGCTTCTTTGTATTTCATCAACTGCTTGCGGGCACCATCCTCATAGTGGAATGTTTCTAGTGCATCTATTAGCAGGCTTTCGTGTTGAGGAATTATCAATCTACCCTGTGCGATAAAGGCATTGGCTGAGTTGTCAGTGTCCGCAATTAGAGGGTTAGAGCGAGCTGTGTTTTGTATCCTGAATCCATATTTTTCTAGTATGGTCTGATCAGTGATACCAAACTGTGAGGTAGTGTCTCTATTCAGCTGTGAACCTGATCGGTCCATGATAGCTAGGAGTGGTCTATGTGGGAAATCAGCACGGATAGTCTGAGCCATCTGCTCTGTGCCACAGTCTGTGATAGCATATGACTTTAGGATCTCTATCCTGCCCTTGGGTGTGCGTGGATCTCCAATGACCTGTGCCACTATGGCACACATGCGTTTCTTGTTAAAGTCATGGAAGGTGTAAAGCTCTTTGCCACGGTCAAATGTGGGAGTTTCCTGTGCCATTGTCCTGCGGAATGTGTAGAAAAACTGATCCTGCACTGATCCCCAATCGCACTCCAAGTCCTTCTTGAACTTTAGAGGACTTAGCAGATAACGCTGTTCTTCAATCCATTTTTTAGGTTGCACACGCATGGTTTCCCAGGTCTTGTGTATGGTGATCCAACGATCCTGATGTGTTTGTGCATGTTGATACCAGTCAAAGTAGGCATTTTTGCCCTCTGGTGTAGATATAAGGATTAGACGTCCTCTGGCTTCTGTTTCTCCAGGCTGGGGTCTGATACGATTGGATAGTTCTTGGAGACTTTCATCTGAGAATTCTGCGGCTTCATCCGCAACAATAAGGCCGGCGTTGATACCTTTGAGACCGGTTTCTGAGGACAAGCAGAATATTCTGATTCCGTTCCTGAACGTAATAGTCTTGCTACTGTTGTTGATGTCTTTTTCATCTTCTAGGTTCCACATTGAGATACAGCGTTGCTTCAGGTCCTTCCATATGATTCTGGATATCATAGGAGCGGTTGGTGCCACATAAAGGATGTCTCTGCCCTTATGCATTGAAGGCGTGGTTGCCGCGATAGGGAGGAGCAAACTTGCTAGAAAACTCTTTCCACTACCTACAGGCAACACCGCACAAACGTTCTTATCACTTAACATGGCCTGCCAAACTTCTGTTTGTGCACCGTAAAGCGTGATATTATGTGTGTTTGACATTGTCAGTTATGTCTATATAGTCTGGTATCTCTGATGGTGTAAACACCAATTGTGGGGCTATGCTTTGCCCATTTGAGGTAATGTCAACTTTGTCTGCGATTACCTTAGATAATATAAGTTGGTGATATTTGGCCACTAGATGCTTGTCATCACCGTATCTAGCATCTAGGAAATCATTGGCTAGAATTACCTCGTAGGGCACTCCGTTGGCTGTGTTTTCTATAGCGGTTAGTATTTCTTTGGCTGACAGCTTCTGTGTGCTTCCCAATTTGCGGCCACTGCCAGGTCTTATTCCACCATGTCCACTTGATTGTTTTTCAACTTGTTCCATAGTGTTATTTAATAGATCAAAAAAAAGCCCCCTATAAAGGAGGCTAAAATAGTCTATGACTGGGATTAATGTGCTTCTATGGGCTTTCTAGCTCGGATTTCACGGATCTTGGCTAGGGCTTTTAGGCGCTGTTCTTCTGACTGCTGTCTTTGTTTGCGGGCAAATTCACGTGCTAATTGGCGAATGTCTTTCATTCTGCGGCCGCTTTCAATCTACAAAGTTGCGAAGTGAGTGAAACGGATTAAGTTCTTTACTCAATTGTTCTAGTTTTTCAAGCACATCTGGATCATTTTCCCAATCAAGTTTTGCTACTTCTTGATAAAAGTGTTCTTGTGCGATTTCAAAATCTCTTTTCATTTTGTAAAACCTTTCTACTGTGTGTTAATATGTATATAGTATAACAGGAAAAGTGACGAGATCAAACCATTTTGGTAAAATTAGTGTAAGCTGAGCATTTGATCTAGTGGTAGAAACGGCGAAAAATGGCACCCACGACATCCTGCTGTGCGCCGTTAACCAGCTCACCCTTTATTTAAGATAAAAAGAAACCCCCTTACAGCTCATGCTATAAAGGGGT